CTCTAACACATTAATCATTTAGTCTTCTTATTTTTAATATGTTCTTTCAATAAGTCAACACTAAATCCTTCCCGCTTGATTTGATGATCTATTAACTTCATCTGTGTATTAGCCCGAGCCTGCTCACCCTGTTTCTGTAAATCACGCTCTTGTTTCACACCAGATTCCTGTTCTACGAAGTCCAGGTTCTTAAGATCAGTATCAGACTGAACATTACCTTGCTTAACACCTTCAGTACCTGCTTTAGCCATATCCAATTGAGCACTGGCCTGATATTGCTGGGCTTGAGCATGTTCATTAGCAACTTGTGCTTCAAGCAATGCAATTTCCAATTCAGCTTTTTTAACTGCTAATGGATCAGGTTGAGGCTGATAGTTTTCAATCTTCTCAGCCAGGTCAGGCATCTTTCTTAATCTGCAGATATCACTCAGGATTAATTTACGCATCCCAGGATCTTCATTAGGCCCAACAGTCTGAAGCATGAAAGCCAATTGCTCTGCCTTATTGTTGTCTTCTTCAGCCGTAGAGATAGATAACTTCAGATCGTATTCACCAGGCAGTTCATCACGCCTTACCGTAACAAACTTTTCATTGGTAATCCGCACCACTTCTTTCTCGGAAAGAAATTCTGCATTCATGCTGATGAACTTGCGACCTACACCCACAATACCTGCAGCCAATCGACGCAAGATTCCTAGCTCACGCTTACTGGCAGCATCCAATGCACCCCGTACACCTGCAGCTACATCCCCTAATGAACTACCAGACACACCTTGAGAGTAAGCTTTAACACCAGTCAAAGACTCTGCTTCCATATTCTGTGACTGCAGCATGAACTGAGCAGACTGGGGGATCTCAGGGAATACGTGCATATACACGCCCTGCCGTGGATCTACGTTCTGATTGAATTCGTAGTCCATACCCTTATCGAACTTGCGCCGATTGGTGACATCCAGCATGTCTTTACGCATACCTGTCTGACCATTGGCAGACTTGCCCATCACATCAATCATGCCTCGGGTAACAGCACCAATGATCTTCTGGTTATCTTCCAACAAGGCACCATCCGGTTCACCATAATTGGCCTTACGTACTGGCAGATACTGGGCAATGATGAAAGGCAGTTTCTTATCCGGGAACGGACTTTCTTCCATCCGAATCAGGGTGTCTCCGACCCATGCTGCGACAAACGGTTTAACCATTCCCGTGCCATCAATATCCCAGTAACCCCAGTACTCATAGACCACCATTTTCTTACGTGGCTTATCAGTGAAGTTAAAGGACTTGGAGCCATCAGAAGCAGCATGATCAGGCATACCCAATATGGAGTTATGTTCCACATTGATACGATCCAGATTTTTGTATTTACCATCCTTCTCTAGTTGAGAGAGAGAACTTTCAAAGCTGTGCACCACAAAACCAGCATCATCAATCTTGCCCATACAGGTAGGATCAATAATGACATTGTGATAATCACAGACTTCTACTGTTGGTTTGTTCACAACAGTACGTGTACGAGTTTCTACTGCATAACCCAGAATGACTGCTTCAATAGGAACGCCTTGTTCCACTGTCATTTCATGGGCCTGCTTCAACTCCTCCGGCACATCGGTATCAAACTGACTTGGAGAAGCTTCCTTTAACTGAGCCAGCTCTTCATGTAGTGGCCCCATCTCGGGATTAACTCTGAACTCCAATTGAGGAAACTCACCCTCATATTCTTCTTCTTCAAACTTCCAACCTACCTTAACAATCACCGTACCCTCATCAACAGCAGTACGGACATACTCATCAATGAAGCTAACCTTATCAATCTTGGTATTGAATTGATGGTTCAGCACCAGTTGATTCTGAATGGCACCTTCACGATCTTCCCAGGTAACTGGGGTGACATTGAACAAGTCATCTGTACTGAGGAAGGGTTCACTCAATGCAGGGTAACGCCACTCTGCTTGTTTCCTGATTAGCTTGGGAACAATAGCGGAACTTCCTTTAGGCGGAGCAACTTTAGCTTTACCCCTGACATGCATGTTATCAAGCCACTCATTGATTTGAGTTTCTTGACCATCATGAATAGACTGTGCATCCATCAGATCCTGTTTGAGATCTGCCAATTTAGGTGCATTCTTCCAATCAGTAAGTGGTTTAGAATTCACTTCTGAAGCATCAATATCATTTTCCATGTAGTAGTACCCCAGTAACTTTGTTCACTTAAACCAACGAAAGAATACAAATGCGAATTCAATCATTACACAAAGACTTTATTATGCCAACAAAAGGCACTGAATATGCTGGAGCATATGACATTTATATGCCCATGCCAGGATATACCACTCATATGAGTGATATTTATCCATTAGGCTTTGCAGCAGAAGTCCCGTTAAACCATGTTGCCCTACTGCTTCCACGATCAGGTGCAGGAGCTAAATATGGCTTGGAACTGAATAACACCTGTGGTGTTATTGATTCAGACTATCGTGGGGAATGGAAAGCAGCTCTACGCACCAAGAATGGTGAAGTATTCAACTGGAAAAAAGGTGACAGGATTATTCAATTCATTATTGTTCCTGTCATTACCCCAGTATTGGAACTGGTAGTTTCCCTAGCAGAAACCAACCGTGGCACTGGTGGCTTCGGTTCTACAGGTAGCTAAGTAGAAATCCCCCTCACGGGGGATTCTATACCCACCCCTTACTACTGAATCTGTCACCTTGGCTACCTACATCTACTTGTAGATTTTTCTGTTCCAACAATATACAAGCTTGTTCGTATTTAGCGGCATAACTATTGCCAGCATGAAACTCATTGGTCATACCAATAGGATTGTTGATCCGACTGGCAATAAATAACAACAAGGGTTCCAGGTGACTGTAAGGCAATTCAAGTTCAATGCTATTAGGATTGAAATCGGCATCATAGACCAGCAAAGGATGATTAGCCCGATAGACCACTTCCAAAGAAGCAGTCATTAATTCTTCTGGAACTACCCCATCATTCACAAGAATAGCGGGTATGCGGAGGATGTTGTAGCTAGGCGTAAAGCAACCGTAGATATCAGAATCGTCATTCAATCCCAATTCCGAACCACTATCTAAGTACACTCTTTCTACCTTATTGATGTCTTCCAGATAAGGCTCACTTAGTGTATCCATGATATAGCGTACAGGTTCAGCACCCCCACCATTAACAGCAAACCTCTTGAGCAGGGGATAAGTGACCTTATCCTCAATCAACTCAATGACAAGCCGATTCTCTTTTAGATTGAATCGCTTATACAAAGCAGCTAATCCCAGATTCACATGCGGCAGTATCTTTGCATAGTTGGTATCATCAATAGCACCGGCTTCAGCACCACCAATATTTAATTGAGATAGCTCACCATACGTAAGTTGCGTGAATACTTCAGCCAGTTTCATAGTAATTCCTTAAACAATATAAGAGGACATTCGATAAACGGCATTATCTTCTATATCTGGTTCCCATAGATCATTGTTATTACCTGTTAATAACCTGACCATTTGTGTTTCTTCACTGGGTTTCCAAGGATTTAACGAAGATAGCATGGACACTGTATCAATACCGTCATCATTCTTGCTTTTAAATCCACCTACTGAAGCCAGACTTAATTCATTTACCAATTCAACAATGGCAGGATCTGTTTTCTTTTCTATCGGAAGGAATATCTTTCTGGCCTTGAACCAGGGCACAACAGTACTAAACCGAACAAACTTATTCGTATTGGGACGAATACCCGGCTTCATGTCATTCCCTTCTGAAGCCAGAGGAAAGTAGATATTCCTTTCCAACATCTGGCCTTGTATCCACTGAATGAAGCCGCCTTGTTGCCCGGATACCTCAATGCCTACTGACTGGGGTTTATACATCTGAGAAAACCTGAACAGCGCATCAATATTCTTGTCCATGAGTTGACGCTTACATAGCCCATCAACCCATAACCAATCCCCTACATTGTTATACGCCCAGACACTAATAAAAGAGTAATCACTCTTCTGCTTCTCACTGGTAGCGAAGTCTGTCGTAATGTAGAAGTTGAATCTGTTCTTGTTCCTTAATACAGCATCTATCTTGTACCAGGCAATGTCTGCATCCTGAATGAGGCGATCTTCATCACTCATGATTCGCAGCATCAACTCTTGATTGAATGTGTCAACCTTACCCAACTTAACAGCAGTCTCGTACTGCTCTAATACATACTCATAGGTAAAGCGATCAGGCCAGCTCCCTTTGAACTCTTCTTTAGCACACGGGAACACTTCACACACAGGAAAGACATTAACTTTCCAAGCACCTGACTCTACTGCCTTATACAGAGGGTCTTTCGCATTGAACGGCGTACCACTCCATATAATAATGTTCTTGGTTGGATGTAATGCGTAGTTCACTGCTTTATAAACAGTGTCTTCAATAGCCGAGATAACTGTCGATGATCTAGCATCTTCATCACTGATCAAGTCATCCAGTACGGCCAATTGTGGGCGAGTACCTAACTCTTTAGCACCCCGTACTCCTGTCTTGCCACCATAACCTTTGACAATGAATAACTTGCCATCCGCATTCTTGAATTCCCAGCGGATATCGGTAAATCGGACTTCAGGTACATAGACCTTAAGAAACTCGGAGTTCTCCCAACGGTATTCCAGATTCTTACGCATGTTCTTGACACCATTCTCAATGGAGTCAGAAACATACAAAGCCAGACTGATCTTGCCGAAACCAGGGATCTCACCATAGGTAGCGATATACAGGAACAGGTATTCACCCATCACCGTAGTCTTGGCAATACCCCGGTGGCATAGGTTAACAATCCTGCGACCACCCTCTGTCAGGGTATCCAACATCTTGTAGTGAACCAGGGGAGTCTTATGCTCTTCTCCCTGTACCCCATTCACTAACTTGATAAACGTAACAAACTCTAGGGCAAACTCACTAGGTACGTAGTCAACGTCAATAGAGTAATCCGTAGCATTGAGGTACTCCTCTACCTTCCAAGGAGCCAATGCTTCTGCTACAGGATCAAACAACCTTCTTGCCCCACTTACCAAAGGTACTGAAGTCAACCTTGTTCTTGGTTGGTTTAGCAAACATTGTTTGGAAAACACTCCAGTCCTTCGGCGCAAAGAAGTCTTCCCGCTTGGCTTCCACTACGGGTCTTCCTCCTTTACTGGGCAGAGTTTTCTGAAACGCCTCCCAAGGGTCCGGCCCCTGTGGGATAGCGTGCAACTGTGGCATTTCCATACCTTGAGCAAATACCTGTGGGGGTACTTCCACCGGCATGGCTTCAGATACACCATCTTCCAAACCAATAGATGAAAGGGCAGCAACAGGATTAACCATCGGCACACCAGCACTTGAACCCTTACCTTTACCCATCTTTCCCATAACTGAAGAAGCATACTTGCTCCCTTCACCGTATCCAGCCAAGCCAGCCTCAAAGCTTCCTGCATGTTTAGCCCTTGCTCCCAAATACTGTGCAGCAAATCGAACTTGTTCAGGTAATGACTTATCCTTTAATGGCTCAACACCAAAACCAGGATTAGCACCAGTAGATTCCAGAATACCGAATGGCCCGAATGCGGTAGACACCTTTCCAGTATGTCCTGCAATACGCTTACCATCCTTATTCAAACCATAATGATAAGCAGCAGGGTCATCCAAATACTTACTATTACCACCAGTCTCTTGAGCCAAGATTGCACTCATAGAACCAGCAGGCAAGTTATTAGCTTTCTCTGCAGCACTCAATAAGGTATTCAAATCTACTGGTTCATTTGCCATTAACTTATCTCCAATATCTCACCCTCAATTAGCAATTTACCGTGAGCAACTTCCTGAGCATTCATAGCCCCGGAGCCTATCATTAATCTCTGTTGTCTGGCTAATTCCAATGTAGTATTTCTTAATGCCTGAATAGAACTATCTTCTTTGACATTAATATCCATCTCTACCTTGGTAACTTCAGGCATCTTCAATTGAACCAACAATGAATTAGCTGCATCACAGCGTACCTTCTCGCTATTTGCATTGACCATTAGATCAGCCTGCACATTCAACGCCCTCTGATACAGATCCTGGTTCAACACATAAGAAGGAATGAGCGTCTGCTCAAAGATCAGGTTAACCAGCTTGGACTTGTTATAAGCCGTGACATAGGAAGCAATATCCTTAGCCTGGACACCATTCTGCACAAACCGTTTGTACTTATCCGGGAAGGTCTTGGTATACGCCTCGATATTGGTACAGCCCATTAGCTTATGGCTAACGTACTTCACTGCATCAATATACCCACTCACCTTGAATCGGCCATCAGCCATCACCTTGGTGTATGACAATAGGTTATCCCTATAGGCTTCATACATCTCAGGATCAGACAGAGTGGTATTGATCTGATCAATTAACTCTTGGTTTACAGAACGCTTCACCTTTAAAGGTAAAGCAACCTTAAACTCTTCTACTGTTAAGCCAGACATGATTACTCCTAGTTAATATATCGGGAGTATATCGTAGGGTTTAACAGAAAATAATAATAATAATATTTTGGGATTGGAATTAGAAACTTCGCATTTTGGGAATTTTTCTAATCTGGGTATGAATGTAGAAAATCAGATTTCGCATTGGCTGATTTTTTCTAATTTGGGTACTGAGGTAGGGACTGACTGTCAGGAGCCTAAAGTCAAAATCACCCCCCCCGGTACTTAAGTGATCCATAACTTTCAATCACCTACCCCACCCTTCAACGCTACCGCGTGTACTGTGGTGTGTAACGTGCACATCATTCATCAACCTACGTAGGAGTACATCATGTCAGCATCATTCGCACAGCTATGGGCGTTCATCACCCTTACCTTAGCCGGTCTATCTCACATAGCTCAGGCGTTCTGTAACGTAACCGAGGTCGCGGAAGCGGCCAGTGGTGAGTACAAGGACGAAGCTCAGCACAACCGTGAGGTACGTAAAGCGGAGCGTGAAAAGCTCCTTAGCGCACCTTAATCACCTTGGCCTACCTTCGGGTAGGTCAAGATCTGTATACACAAATACACAATACACATCAGAGATAGTCCCTTAAATAGAAGGACTGTCTGTGCGTTAGCACACGATGATTACTCATCATTAACTGATGATTACTAGACAGTACTCAGTAGAACTGAGGGTTAGGTGACAGAGAGTCATCAGTACTCAACAGTACTGATCAATTCTCCACATCTATGTCGAAATATCTCTTGTAGACATACCGATACACACCCGATACAGTGCACCTCCGCTTTACCTTACTCTAGTACAAATAGACTACAGTTGACTGTAGAACATCTCAGGAGCACTCCTTGCTCTCCTTTGAGTTCTAGTCTTACCCATCAGAACTTCTGACGGCTACCGCCGTTATTGTGGTGTTCAATGATGGACATCACTCTCTTCATATCCCTTTAGGAGCACTATCATGGCTGTCCGTAACTCTTCCGCTGCATCCACCAACGCTGCTGATGCCTGGAAGGCAGATGCATTCCTCAACTTCTCACTGCCTACCAAATCCGGTGGCAAATCCAAGCTTGGCGCTATCAGTCTCAAGCTGAGCAAAGAGCACCAGAAGCAGTTGATCGAGCTGTTCAAGGCTGACCCTGCCAAGGTGCAGGAAATGGCTGCAAAGCTGATCGTGGACTTCCAGATGGCTACCGTGAGCGAAGAGAACGCTTTCGACATCTGATGAACTTACCTGAATACCCTTATTGGGTGTTCAGGTAGTTTTTTTAACCCTTACGGCTACCGCCGTTAATGCGGAAATGTCCCTCTTTGGGGCATACGATAAGGGGTTAATCATGTACTGCATATCAACGAAGTTGGCCCTGTTGTGGGAAGACCTGGGCATTAAATTCACTATCAAACATGCGTTTGGTAACAGCATCCTGATTCAACTGCCTGCTCAACAGGTAACGGTAGCACATCATCATGTTTGACCATAATGTGATGTCATTCGCTGTGTGGTGTGTGATGGCTGGTATCAGCCTGTCATACATTGTCATTTACAAGCTCCGTCAGTGGACAGAGCGTTATTAAGCTATCTGCATCATCTCTGAGTTAAGAGGTGATGCAGTAGTGGTCAGCCTAGACAGTCTTATCATTTAAAGGAGCCTAGAC